GGGTGGGGGCGTCCACGCCCTCCCGGCGCTGGCGGTCCAGTGCGAGGCCGAAGCCCACCGCGGCCTCCAACTCTCCGCCCTTGAGGACCTTCCCCAGCTGGCGCTCCAGGTCCACCACGGTCCACTCCGTACCGGACGCGGCGTACTGGTCCAGCAGACGGGACACGGCCACTTGGTCCCGTGTTGCGGCGGACAGCTCCTCCCCGGCCACCTCCTCCAGGAGACGGTCCGCGGTTCGCGCGTAGCCGTACATGGGGGTGCCCTTGTACTGGCCGTAGATATCGTCCGGGTCCAGGCCCCGCTCCAGCATCTGGCGGCGCAGGCGCTCCAGGCCTGGGTCTGTGTACCCGGGCTGGAGCTGGGTGGCGCGGCCCTCGAGTTCCGCCACCTTCCGGGCCTGGTCCAAGTACCGCGCGTCGAAGAACTTGCGTTCGTCGTTCCGGTACGCCTTGGCCGCCTTGGCCCGGTTGTACGTGGCCTGGGCCACGCGCAGGCCGGCCGCCAGCTCCTCCTCCGAAGCCGTGGGGAACTGCACGGACAGCTCGTCCGCAGTCACGCGGCCGTCATCCAGGAGGCCCAGGTACGCCCGATAGGCGTCCGCCTCCGTGGCGAATAGCGAACCCTCCGCCAGTGCGGCAGCCTCCCGCCGGTTGGCCTCGGCCTCCCCCTCGAATCCGCCAGCGATGCCAGCGGGGCCTCCGAACTCGACGATAGCGGCAGCGCGCTGGGTGAGCTCCAGGTCCCGGGCCTGTTCCGGCGTCAACCCGGCCTCTCCACTGGGGACGGCTGGGCGCTCGCCAGCGGGGAGGCGGGAGCGGAAGTCCGCCACCATGGCCTCCGTGGCCCCCAGGCGCGTGGCGTCCGCCACCACGGCCTCCACCTGGGCCTGGGTCATGCGCCGCGGCCCAGAGTCTGCGCGGGCGATGGTGTCGAGGGCCACGCCCACCTGGTCCGGCGCTCCAGCGGCTGGGTCCAGGGCGGCAGCTGCCCAGGTAGGTGTCCGCTGGGCAGAAGCGCGGGCGCCTCGAGCGGTAGCCACGGAACGGGCCGCCGCGATGTTGTCCCGGTTGACCATCTTCAACAGCTCGGAGGCCAGCCCACTCTGGTCCTGGACGGCCGCCAGGGACTGGTCCAGCTGGTTCAGCTCGCTGCGGGCCTGCGCAGCGTAGGACTGCGCGGCCTGGAACCTCTGCTGTTCGTCGGCCAGGTCCGTGTTGATGCGGTCAATCTGCCGCGCGTAGCGGTAGCGGGCGTCCAGGGCATCCAGGTACTTGTCTCGGCGTGGCATCTTCACTTCCTCGGGGGGGCGCGGAGGGCGTGGGGGTCAGGCTGACGGGCCTGGGTGGCGCGCCGGTACTCCTCGATGAGTTCCGCGTCTGTCTTGACGGCGCCTTGGCGGATGCCCTCCAGCTCTGTCTGGAACTTCTGGGCGGCCTGGGCCTCGAGGGCGCCAGCGCCAGCGGCAGCCGCCCCGGTGAACATCGAAGCGACCCCCCCAGCGATACCCGCGCGGCGCATGGCGCGGCCCTCCTTGAGGGCGGCCACCTCCGCACGCTGGGCAGCTTCGGCCGCGCGGTCCGCTTCCGTCTCCATCTCCCGGGCGCTCTCCTCGAGCTGCGCGGCCTCCTGCTGGGCGACCTGCTCCCGCAGGAACACGTCCCGTCCTGTGACCGTGGGGGCCGCGGCAGCCTCCCGCAGCGCCCGGGACTCCTGGCTGCGCAGGATGGCGCCACGCTGGGCCGTGGCCTCTGCGCGCAGGCCCTCCCGCTCTCCCTCGGCCAGCCCCAGCTCCCCGCGGGACTCCATCTCCTCCAGTTCCTCCAGGCGCTTCCGGTCCTCTGCGGAGAATGCCTGGCGGGCCTGGGCGATGGTGCCAGCGCCCTGGGCAACGCTGCCCAGAGCCTTCGCGCCAGCCGCGAGGCCAAGAAGGGTTCCAATGGCCATGGGGGGCCTCCTTACAGGTACGTGACCTCGATGGATACGCCCCAGTTTAGGACGGCCGACCGGTCAATAGTGGAGAGGGAACACAGGCCCACAGTGTAGCGCTGGGGGCCGGTTGTGGTGTCGAGGTGGACGCCATCGTGCTGGCCGTACCCGATGTAGGTATAGGGGGAGTCCGCGCCCTTGGCGTCGGTACCAACACTCCAGCCGTTGGTGTTGTTGACCACCTCCTGGCTGGCTGACGCAATGACCAGGCCCACGTTCCCGACGTACGGGGCGGTGTAGCTGTAGCGGTCGGACGTTCCAGGCCCGCGGGAGCCGTCATCCGGCCCAGCCTCCACTTCCCACCAGTAGTGGAACAGGATGGTGGCCGGGGCGCGCAGGTCAATGGTGAGGCCGGTCCCAGGCTGCTGGACCCACTGTTCCGCGCCTGTGTAGCGGCGGCCTGTGATGGCGCTGGTGGTGAAGGACACGCGCACAGCGGCGCCGCCACTCCACTGGCTGCCCTGCCATCCGCTGACACCGTGTTGGAGGCCTCGGATGGGGTCCCACTCCGGCGCCTGGACGTGGCGGCCGTCCACGAACTGGACAGCGCGCAGGTCCGCGCCCACCACCTGTTCGTGGAGGTACACGCGCAGGGCGTCCAGGTTCCCCTGGACATCCGCAGCGTCCAGCGGGGTGGCGGTTGTGAACGTGTTGGGCGGCGTGTAGGCCATGCGGCTACCCCATGCGCTGGTGTATGGCGGACAGCTGGCCTGTGGTCAGCTCGAGCTTCTGGGACGCGCCGCCCACGGCCGTGAACAGCTGTAGACGGTTCTGGGATGCCGAAACGGCCGCGTGGTAAATGCCGGTCACCACCACGCGGAGGCCGTAAATGGTGGTTGAGCTGGTGGGATTCAGCCAGTAGCAGCCAGACACGCCGCCCCATTGCATGGCCAGGAGCGTCCGGTCATTGGTGGCGCCCTCCACCGCGTTCCCCTCCTTGGAGTACTCCAGGTAGGCCGGAACGATGGTCTGGGCCGCCATGGCGTTCACGTTCTCGAACGAAGGACTCCCGCTCTGGTAGTCCCCCTGTCCAGGAACGGGGACCCAGTTGGCCAGGGCGCTGGATGTGGTGTCCATCTCGAGGTGGAGGACCCAGCAGGCCAGACAATCGTTTAAGTCGAACTGTCCCCCGGCCCCGTCATCAATGGCGAGCGTCCCCAGGTTCGGGTCTGCGTAGGGACGGCCCGACACCAGGGGGCGCGCGGACGTGTCCCAGTAGACGCGCAGAACATCCCCTGTTCCGATGGTCCAGCCGCTTCCGCCGAAGACCAGCCGCGTGGTCCCTCCGCCAATCTCGTACCGAGTAGCGGGGGAGCTGGTGGCGCTGGGGACCGTCTCCACGGTCGCGTGGTCGAAGGTCCCGGTTCCCAGCGGCGTGTGCAGGGCGTTCAACGTGATGATGGACTGGCCACGGACCTGGGGGAGGTCCACAGAGCCGGCCGCGTGGTTGGCCAGGTCCAGGGCGCCGGGCTGGGAGTAGGCCGTGAACCGCGTGTTCAGGTCTCCCGCGTCTATGGCGGCGCCTGGGTTGATGCGGTCTTGGATGATGCGGGACACGGGGACCTCCTACCGGTACCGGGCGATGGCCAGGACCTTGTTGCCAAACAGGTGAGCCTGCATCAAGTGTGGGTTGGGGGCCGGTGTCAGTGTCGTGAACACGATGGCGTCATCCTGGCCCGCTGGGGTGTACCTCCACTGGTACTCCACCTGGAGGTCCCCCTGGGGGAACAGGCCGCCACCCACCACGCGGAAGGACCCCATAGACCGGGCCACGCCCAGCCGTTCCACCATGGTCACGCCAGCCACCTGGATACGGAACTGCATCCGCTTGGGGTTGGCTGGGTGGTAGTTGTTGGATGTCTGCTGAAACCCAGGGAACAGGGCCACCTGGCCGCCCCATTCAATGTGGAGGTGGCCACCACGGAAGCCGGTCAGCGTCTGCGTGTGGGCCGTCTCCCAGCCCCCGCTGTAGTTCTGGTAGGTGATGGCCGCAAACTGGTCAGCCAGGCCGCTGGTGGAGCGGTACTGCGTTTGCTCTCCGCGGGTCGTACCCGTCCCCCACAGTGGACCCTGGAGGCTGGCCGGAGCGCCACCGCTGGCCCACATCTGGTGGAGGGCGTAGGGCTGCACGTTTGTGGGGTCGTAGGACAGCTGTGGGGTCTGGGTGCGGTCCAGCGTGGTGATGGCGGACTGGCTGGCCTGCATTTCTGCGTTCAGCTGGTCCGCCTCCGTGGTCTGCGAGGTCCGCGCCTGGTGTTGGGTCCAGTACTTCATCCGCGCTTTCCTGCGATGGTGGAGGTTCCTGGCGTCCGGTACTCCACTTCCCAGCCCACCACCAGCAGGTCATCCGTGGTGGATACCTCGAGCGCGAACCACGCACAGGATTGCTGGGCCACGCCGATACGGAGCGGGACCAGCTGGGTGTCCTCCCAGACTGCGGAGCCGATGGTGGCGGAGTCGAACACGGGGAGGTTCTGGGCGTCGGGAGGCTGGGCCAGGTAGGGGCGGCAGGTCAGGCCCTCCCGCTGGAAGTCCTTGTAGGCCTCCGCGGTGATGTTGACGGAACCCGTAGTCATGGCCCACAGCGTGGCGTACTGGACGCGCTTCTGGAGCTGGGCGTCCCCCAGGTCCAGCCAGGCCGTCTTCATGATGCTGGTGGGCGGTCCGTTCTCCACGTAGGCGTCCTCCACGATGGCCCCGCCCATGGTCCGGCGGGAGCTGATGACGAACAGGCCCGCCGGGTCATTGTTCCCCGGCGTGGTGCCCGTGTTGTGGCCGAAGACCAGCGCCCCGTTGTGGAGGCGGTCCAGGGACCCCACGGGGAAGCCGGTACGCATGGACCAGCCTTCTTTCTCCGTGTGGAACACCACGCCCAGGTTCGGGCGGTCGTTCCCGTCCACTGGGATGTAACAGTGGTAGGCCCGGTCCATCGGGGAGTACCGGCCCACCGCCCTGGCCGCACAGTCCGGGGTGAGGCGGCGAAGCGTCCGTTTGATGGGCTCAGACAGGCGTAGCACCTGCATCTCTGAGCCACCATCGAACCCGCCCTGGAGCGCGTACACGCCGTCCTGGGCCAGGAAGACCACACCCAGCCCAGGGACCTGGTCAACCGTGTGGGGGGAGCGGCAGGCCACCTGGGACGTGACCGTGGTGGCCTGGAACCCGCTGGCGTAGTCGCCAGACACCACGTCCACGCCGTTCTCCCGCAGGACCACGAGGACCCGGTAGTGGGCGAACAGGCGCACCACAGCGCCACCCGGGGCGGACAGGCGGATGTAATCCGCGCCTCCGAACTGGTCAGGCAGTCCCGGCTTGGAGAAGTACAGCGTGTTCGCGTCCGCGGGGCCACCATCCAGGAACAGGCAGTCCTGGTAGACGGCTGCCGTCCCAGCTCGAGGAGACGGCAGGGGGACGGAGTCCGTAATGGGCGGAGCCAGCGCACCCACGGCCGTGGACCTGTACGGGTCGAACCACAGCGCATCGGTGTTGTTGCGGATGGTGTCCAGCAGGTACAGGTCCGTGTCTGCGTACGTCGGACTGTCTGGGCTTACGTTCTGGGTCCGGTAGACCCGGCGGGCCACGGTCCCCTCTGGTCCGGTCGGCAGCTCCATGGCCACGCAGTACCGGAACCCCTCCGTGTTCTTCTCGAGCTGCCAGGACACCTCCGCCACGTCCGATAGCGGGGACTCGCTCCCGTTCCCCAGCAGGAAGGACACGCGGTAGCGGAACTGGGCAGCGTTGCCGGCCACCGTTGCGGAGGGGGCGGTAGCAAAGCCCAGGCCGTACGCCTTGGGGCGGCTGATGGCTCCAGGCTGGTCTGGCCACCACAGTGTCACACTGTCACCCGTGACCGTGTTGGCGGAAGCTGGGCCGGCGCCGGTCGTGCTGGTGATGGTCTGCACGTCCAGCAGGCCGGGAGCGGCTGCCTGGGCCGCCCAGCCCAGGGGGCGGAGGACACCAACACCCACAGCCACGGCCGCGTGGGTGGCGTCAGGCAGGGGCCACGGGCGCACCACCACGGGAGTGTCCCGCCCATTGGTGACCAGGACGCCGTCCGCCAATGCTGTGTACTGGCTGGGGGCCTCACCGGGCGCTGGGATGGTGCGGCCGTCCTGAAGCCCGTACTTGGTGCCAACGCCACCCACTTCCCAGTACAGGAACAGGGTTCCGCCACTCTCGAAGAGGATGGTGTAGCGCTGCCCACCTGGCGCCTGTTCGTACACAAACAGGGAGTCAATGGGGCCAAGCGCCTGGAACGGCTTGAAGCCTACGGCCGGGTCCGGCCGGTACTTCTCGAAGCCCACGCGCGTGGACCAGCCGAACGTCTGCGGGTCCACTGTGACGTTCTCCAGCCGCGTGAAGCTATCGGCCGGCTGCGGTAGGAACTCGACAACGGCGCCAAGTTCCCGGAACTGTTGAGTGATTCCATGCACTTAGGGCCTCACGGCGTGAAGGTCAGAGGCCCGAA